TCAAGCCTTTTTCGTGCGAGGCAGCAAGATCGCCAGCAGCCCGAACAGCGGCAAGAACGCGCATAACCGGTACACGTACTCGATGCCGCGACTATCCGCCAGGTGCCCCAGCAGCGCCGCACCGATCCCGCCAAAACCGAACATCAGCCCGAAGAACACCCCGGCGATCATCCCCACATTGCCCGGCACCAACTCCTGCGCGTACACCACAATCGCCGAGAAAGCCGAGGCCAGTACGAAGCCGATAATCACGCTGAGCACGCTGGTCCAGAACAGGTCCACATGGGGCATCAATAAGGTGAACGGCGCCGCGCCGAGGATCGAAAACCAGATCACCGCCTTACGCCCGATCCGGTCGCCAATCGGCCCGCCAAAGAACGTCCCCGCCGCCACCGCGCCGAGGAACAGGAACAGGTGCAACTGCGAGCTGGCCACCGACAGGTCGAACTTCTCGATCAGGTAAAACGTGAAGTAGCTGGTGATGCTCGCCATGTAGAAGTACTTGGAAAACACCAGCAGCCCCAGCACCACCAGCGCCGCCATCACGCGTTGTTTCGACAGCCCATGCGTCGCCGCCTGGCCGGCCTTGAGCGTGAACAGGCTCAAGTGCGTGCGATACCAGCGGCTGATCGCATACAGCACCACCAGCGCAAAGACCGCGAACAGACCGAACCAGGCCACATTGCCCTGGCCGAACGGAATGATGATCGCCGCCGCCAGCAACGGGCCGAACGCCGAGCCCGCGTTGCCGCCGACCTGGAACGTCGACTGTGCCAGGCCATAACGCCCGCCCGACGCCAGCCGCGCCACGCGGGACGCCTCCGGGTGAAAGGTCGACGAACCGATCCCGATCAACGCCGCCGCCAGCAAAATCAGCGCGAAGCTGCCGACCTGGGACATCATCACAATCCCCACCAGGGTGCAGACCATCCCGCACGGCAACAGAAACGGCTGGGGATGACGATCGGTGTAATAACCCACCCACGGCTGCAACAGCGAGGCGGTGAGCTGGAACGTCAGGGTAATCAGCCCGACCTGGGTGAACGTCAGGCCATAGCTGGCCTTGAGCATCGGATAGATCGAGGGCAGCACTGACTGGATCAAGTCATTGATCAAATGCGCCAGCGCCACCGCGCCGATAATACGCATGACCAGCGGGCTGGTTTGCCCGGCGGCGGGGGAATTGCTAAGAGCCATAAGAGGGTTCCGTACAGCGGGGGAATGCACAGGTGCAGGTGCGACAATGTGCCACTTTTACACGCGGCAAGGCTATCCCGTTAGGGAGCTAACGACGTTGCGGTCATGCTTTGTAAAAGGCCAGCAGGGTGGATCGCTTTAATTTGAAGGATGTTTCCTAGACAATCCCCGGCGCCTTGTGCCTGTGGAAACTGCTGGCTAGTCTTCGATCCGTCACTGGAATCAGTGATCGGGTTTAGCAGCCCGTTTCAATAGACGCATGGTTCATGTCTCCGCTTATGGTGGCTGTGCGTGGGGCGCCTTCGGGCGCGCTGGTTTTCCTATTGACCGGTCTGCTAACCCGCGTACAGCTGCCACCCCTCGTTTAGCAGCGTGGGTGGTCGCTCTCTCGTTCAATAGGAGCTACACCATGACCAAAGCACTCCCCGATCCGCCCATCGACTGCCTCGTCGTCAACGAACACCTCAGCTTCGAAGACGCCCAGCTCTACATCGCCCACCTGATCCACAGCGCCTCGGCCACCGTGCTGGACTGCGGCGACCACCTGCCACCCCACGACCGCGCCAAAATCCACGCCGTGTGGCACCTGCTGGAAATGGCCAAAACCGTGGTCGACCGCTCCATCGACTGCATGCCCCGCACGTCCTGACCGTCAACGCCGACCAACTGTGGGAGACCCGGGCGCGCCATAAAGACCTGCAAATCCCCCCGCCTCCCGTCGGCCCAGCCAGGGCTTTTCGTTAAACAGTTGAAAGCGTAGATAAAAATTCAATAAAAACGCTTGACGCTTTGTCGTTCTCCGCGAATAATGCGCGCCACTTGGCTACATAGCTCAGTTGGTTAGAGCATAGCATTCATAATGCTGGGGTCCGGGGTTCAAGTCCCTGTGTAGCCACCAAGTACCGGTTTACAGATGTCTACATGAGTCTCTAAACCACCTCAAGAAGCCCGCCTCGTGCGGGCTTTCTTGTTTCTGGCTATCTCTCCTTCTATCCCCCTATACCTTCCCTCCGTGTATCCCCCTGTGTATCCTCGACAAATAATTGAACCGAGGGGATACAAGCCCAAATGAAGCGCTCTGAGATAAAACGCCGCCCCCTTTCCGATACCGCATTGGCCGGCCTGGAGCCTGATGCCAACGAGTATCGCGAGCTGGACGGGAGCGGCCTTTATTTCCGCGTGAAGCCTGATGGCCAAAAGTCCTGGCAGCTTCGCTACAAGAAGCCTGACGGCAAATGGTCATGGCTTGGGCTTGGCGGTTACCCCGAGGTGAGCGGATCAGTCGCCAGGCAGAAAGCTGCCGAATTGCGCACCGACGCCGCCGACGGCAAAAACCCGATCGTTACCAAGCAAGCCCGCAAAAAAGCAGAGAGGGATATCGCCGGCGAGACATTCGAGCCACTGGCGAGAGAGTGGTACGCCTCACGCCTTAACAACTGGGATGCGGGCACCGCCAAGCGAATCATCGGCGCCCTGGAGCGGCACGTCTTCCCGGTGTTCGGAAAGCGTCCCTATGCCAACATCACCCCGCTTGAGTGGATGGAGTTTCTGCGCGGCATGGAACAACAGGGAATCCTTGAGCAAATGAGCCGGGTGCGCTCGTACTGCCGAGACGCCTACGACTTGGCCAGGGTAACCGGCCGGGCGACCCATAACCCGCTCGAGGGGCTGCAAAAATATCTCCAGTCTGGCAAAGCCGAGAACTACGCCCACGTCTCACCCGATGAACTTCCCGGCCTGATCCGCGCCATCGCTGCCTATCCGCACGCCCACGATGTGCGCCTCGGCCTGCGCCTGCTGAGCCTGTTCGCGGTGCGCCCTAGCGAGCTGCGCGAGGCCCGGTGGTCGGAGTTCGATTTCACCAAAAAGCTCTGGACGATCCCAGTAGAGCGCAAAGGCCGCAAAAAGGGACTTGAGCACTTGGTACCGCTTTCGTCTCAGGCGATCGAGGCGCTGGAGGAACTACGCCAGTACACCGGCAGCTATCCCCTTCTGTTCCCTGGCCGCAGCGACCACACCAAACCACGCAGTGACACAGTGTTTCTGATGGCGCTGCGCCGTATGGGATATGAAGGCCGGCAAACCGGTCACGGCTTCCGGCATATCGCGTCGACAGTGCTCAACGAGAACGGGTTCGACGAGAACCACGTCGAGGCCCAGCTATCGCACAAAAAACCTGGCGTTGCTGGCGTCTACAACAAGGCCCAGTACCTCCCACAGCGCACGGTGATGATGCAATGGTATGCGAACTACCTCGACGGTCTTGCCGGTGGCATCGTTATCCAGGGCGACTTTGGCAAGCGAGCCTGACTGGGTGCTTCCCACTGACTTCTAGACAGATATAGACTCAAAGCCATCACTGTCCAGATAACCAGTACCCATAAGACGGCCCTGATGGGCTTAATGCGGCGGAGCGATAGGTTAACGACCTTTTCGCCTATGAGCCCGATCTATCCAATATGCGGTCGCCTGGGAGGGCACAAGGATGGCAAAGATTGATCGAATAAACGACTTGCCCGAGTGGTTTGATCTCTCTAAATACCAGGGGTGCGAATCATTTGGTGCCGCTGAGTGGCTCGAGCAAGTAGAACGCCGTCACGACTTACTCGTGTTACACCCCCTCTACAACGAGAGGATCTCTCAGCACGGCCAAGAACATTGGCTGGAGTTTGCTCTAGAGTTCTGGGCACTGACCATAAATGAGTCAGCTAAACGTGTTAGAGAAAGACCTGTCGACAGCCCCTCAAAGGGAAAAATCAGTGAGTGGATGGCCCATGCCGACAATCAGCCAATCAGATCAGTACGCGTCATGGATTTGGTATGGCAAGGGACCAGAGACTTAGAAGCAGAGCGGAACGGCAGAGCAGCAAAAGGGATTAGCAAAAGATGGGCGGCGATTAACCCTAGCTCCATTTCGGTATGGGATTCTGTTGAACACGCTACGTCGCCGTTGTCGCTGAACTATTACGATGAAGAGGGCAGCCATTACAGTGGTGGAGGGAATGAGATTCCTATCGTCCAGGTTGACCTTGGCGCTTCAGATGCTGCGTTAAAAGAAGCATTTTCCACATGGCTGAGAGGCGCTAGAGCAGGCCAAAAAAACTCAAGCCCAAAAAGAGGCAAGCCCCTCTACGATCGGTGGGCACGCTATGGGTTGCTTCCTTACCTTGACCTAAGAATCTGGGAAATGGAAACAGACAACAATATTCCCGACCGCATAATGTCAGCTGCGATCAGCAGATATGACGCAGGAGAGAGCAACTTACGCAAAACTGTGGCGCCGCTAGCCGATGGGCTGATGCGCGATCTGTCAGAGATTAAGTCTCTGGTAGCCGTCGAAGCGGCCTCTCGGGCGTGGGCCAACCCGGAAACTTTCTCAAGCTGAAACCTTCCGGAAACTTCCACCCGCCTAAACTCGGATCGAAGGTGTTCACCTATCTCCTTAACCTGTTCCCGTCCTCATCAATAACGGGAAACAGATATGAGCAACCTACGTCAACTTGAAGTCGCCTCCGCTACAGGGTTCGATCCTGCGAATACCATCATTCGTTTCCCTGAAGTAGAAGTCATCACAGGCCTCGCCCGCGCCACTGTCTACAAACGCCTCAAAGACGACCCGACCTTCCCCCGTCCTGTGCCGCTGAGCAACAGTAAGTCGCGTGGTTCGCCAGTTGGCTTTGTGCTGGCTGAGGTCCACGCCTGGGTGCGCCAGCGCATCGCTCTACGCGAGGTGGCCGCCTAATGAACAAAAAAAAGGCCGACCAACAGGCCAGCCACAAAAATACTCACGCCGAGAATACCAGTGGAACTGCGCAACGCGCTCGCCTTTGGGAGCGCTTACAAATTGGTCCGATTGATACCTTCACCGCCATCCGCGAGCTGAACATCGTTCGTCCTGGCGCCCGCATCAATGAACTGCGCAGCCTGGGCCACAAGATCCTGACCCACCGCCTCACCCTAACCGACGATCAAGGGCGTACTCATCAGGGCATGGCGCTCTACTACCTCAGCACCAACCCGCCGGCGGGGGTGACAGCATGAACACAATCATGGTGACTCAAATCGGGGGCGAGCCTCGCGTGGATAGCCGCCAGCTCGCGAAGCAACTGGGAACCAAGCACAAAAACCCAATGGCGCTGATCGAGCGCTACCTGGCGAAGTTTGAAGAGTTCGGGGTTGTTCCGTTTCAAACGGAGAAACCCTTGGCCGGAACTGCCGGTGGTAGGCCGGAGCGATTCGGCTTGCTGAACGAAGATCAAGCGTTCTTCCTGCTGTCGTTGTCCCGCAATACCGACCGCATTGTGGAACTGAAAGCGAGCCTCATCATGGCGTTCCGCGAAGCACGATATGGGCACGCCTGCCGGTCGTTGGAGGCCCGCAAGAAGGAAGCCAGCAGCAGTGGCCGCCGCCTAGCCCACTGGCGCTATGACAAGCCAGGCGTGTACGCGCACGTTGCTCATTTGAGGGAGCAACTGAAGCTGCCAATCGATTCTGAGGACTTCCGCCCATGACAGCTATGCTCATGATCAGCGATAAACGGTCGATAACTTTTGTTGCAAGCAATCGTGCTCGTCGGTATGGTTTGCCCGTCGCTGCAAATTCAGCGACCGGGTTTTGCAGCCCGACTATCGTTAGGCGCATAAGCGCCACCGTTTCGAAAGCTGGCGCTTTTTTCATGGCCGCTATTTCGCTTTATGGTGGCTGTGCGTGGGGCGCTCTCGAGCGCGCCGGGTTCCTAACGTCCCGGTCTGCAAACCTGCGTACAGCCGCCACCCAATTCTGTTTTGCAGCAGGTAGTGGCGGTTCCTCAACGTTAGGAGCCGTACCGATGAATCACGCCCTTATTCCGTCCGCAATCCGCGCCTTTGCTCACCGCCGCATGGCCCTGAGCGCCCTCCGCGCAAACTCATCACTCTCCGTTCGCCTCGCCCGTTACAACTCCCACATGGCCATCGCTCGTACCCTGGAGTCTGCCGGCGGTGTGCAATGAATACTCTCGCCCGCACCATCCAAGAAATCGCCAACGACACGCTTGAGGATCTCGAAAGCGCCCAGATCGCACTGCGCAAGGTTGAGGCCGTTCTCTATGCCGCATTGGCAGACAAGGGCACGAGTCAGCACGTCCGCAACCTGGTAGACGTCGCGTGGAGCCTGGCCGCTGACGGCGCCAACACCGCCGACTGCAACCGCGAGCAAATCGCCGCTGCGCTGGCCGGATGTGTTGCGCTGGGCGCTGGGGGTGAGCAATGAGACACCCTCTTGAGTTCCAGAAGGCCTATTGCGCTGAGCTTCTGCGAGTCATGATGCGCTATTCCTCGGCTGACGACATCGCGGGCATAACTGCCACGCTTGAAGATCGGGTGCGCGATTTGTTGAGGACCAAGTACCGGCCCGGCCTGAATGATGCGAGCTACGATCTTTATCGGCGCTTTAAATTGGATGGGGGTGCCCTATGAGCCGCTCCTACAAGGCAATCGCCGAGACCGCCATTAGTGATCTGTACGAAGCGCAGGCAGCGCTAGACAACTTGCACGCGATCTTCACGCTGATGCTCCAGCACTTCCCCGAAGACAGTACCGGCAACGCTTTCGCCCAACTCGGCATTATTGAGGCGAATGACTGGTCCATGAAAATTTTTCAGTGGTGTGAACGCATGGAAAACGAGGTGGATGATGCGAACGCGGAGGCGCATAAGGCACCGCCATTGCCGCACCACCTGCTGGACCAGCGCAGTAACGAGGTGGCCGAGGCGATTTCTGCCGAGCGCACACACGCTACCAGGTGGTGGACGCACTTGAACGAGATGCGGCGCCGCGAGGAACTGCCTGACTGGGTGGCGGCGGGCGTCGGCACGCATGATGAACACGATCTGATGCTGGAAAGCCGGAAGGCAGTCAATCAAGCCCTATTCGGATCGGACGACCTGGGCGGCGCTCAGCAATACCGCGAGGTCGCCCTATGAGCCAACACATGCGTTCGCATTCGATCCTTTTTATCAGCCCCACATTTTGTCCAAAGCCACCGCGTACTCACGCGAAGCGCCGACGCCCTGACCTAAGAGGTTAAGCATGAAAATTCAAAACGGCGCATCAGCGTCGATGGGATCGGCTTGCTCAAAAAAAGCCGCCGAGCTTTGGTTCGTAACCCACCCAAAGGCGCCCAAGGCGTTGCTGGGGCCGTTCTTGACCGAGGCCGACGCCGAGTGCGGGCGCGTGGTTATGCGCAGTGCTGGAGCTCAGGTGACAGCCGTTCTGGTTGACTCAATCGACGACACCACCCGCTGGCACGGTGTGAACAACGGTCAAGTTTGCCGGGCCTTTGCTGGCGCTGATCGCCAAGGAGGTGGCCAGTGATCATGGTTCACCACTACACGACCGAACATCATCATCTCCCGCTGATCCTCACGTCTGGATCGCTTCGCCCAAACAACGCCGGTGCCGAGCATGAGCCGCCGCTAGTGTGGTTTTCCAAGGCGCAACGCTGGGAGGGCACCGCGACCAAGATGGTCATGGGGGCGGATGGTCCGCGCTTGCTGACCTTTGCCGAGCAACTGGCCGAGTTTGGCTGTGCCCGGTTTTCCCTTCCTGCCGACGACGCGCGCCTGATGAGTTGGGTGGACGCCTGCAAGTACGCAGGTATCACCAGCACCACCCGCCGCAAGCTGGAATCCGTGGGACGCAAGCGTGGTGCCTCGCCCATCAACTGGTTTGCCATTGCTGGCGTCGTGCCGCTGGCCGACGTGCGTCTGCAACGCTTCGACGGCGCCGCCTGGGTCGGTTATTCGGGCGCCGAGGGGGTGAATCATGGGTAACGTCACCCCCATCAAGCGCAAGGGCAGCAGCGTGCCGCCCACCACGGGCGCCCACATCGACAGCACCAGCCATGCCCTGCTGGTGGAAACCCTGGTCGGCTTCCTGGATCTGCGCATCTCCGAAGGCGACCAAGGCCGCCAATGCAATGAGCTGACTCGCCTGACTCAGAAACTGGAGAGCTTGGCCAAGCGGTTTACCCCGCAGAAGGGGGCCGCATGACTGACGCAACGATCCTATTCCGTGATGCACTCCAGGCCGTCTATGGCCCTCTCGAATGGCTCCCCTTGGCCGACGGCACCATTCACCGGTTTCACGTCCCAGGCGACAAGGCCGGCTCCTCAAATGGCTGGTACACGTTGTTCGCTGACGGTATCGCGTCCGGTGCGTTCGGCAGTTGGAAGGCCGGGGGCGCCAGCACCTGGTGTAGCCGCGAACCGGTGGACGCCCGCGAAGCGGCACAGATCCGCGAGCGGGTTGACCAGGCCCGGCGCCAGCGCGAAGCCGAGCAACACCGGCGCCAGCAGCAGGCCGCTGAGAAGGCCAATTACTGGTGGCGCAATGCGCGCCGCGCCTCACCCGACCACCCGTATTTGGTCGCCAAGGCTGTTCGCTCCTACGGCCTACGCCAGCGCGGCGCTGACCTGCTGATCCCTCTGTACCTGGATGGGCGCTTGGTCAACCTGCAAAGGATCGGGCCGGACGGCGACAAGCGCTTCCTGTTCGGCGGCCGGATCAAGGGCACCTATTCGCCGCTGGGCATCATTGAGCCAGGTTCTGTGCTTTGCATCTGCGAAGGATGGGCGACGGCCGCCAGCCTCCACCAACACGGCGGCTACGTCGTTGCCGCGGCCATGAACGCGGGCAACTTGATCCCGGCGGCGATGGCCCTTCGCGCTCGCTACCCGGGCCAGCCAATCGTCATCGCCGGTGACGACGACCGGCTCACCAATGGCAACCCGGGGCGCGCAGTGGCAAACGCGGCGGCTGCGGCCGTGGGCGGCCAGGTGGCTTTCCCCGAGTGGCCGGAAGGCGCCCCCGATGACCTCACCGACTTCAACGACCTCGCCAACTGGAAACTCGCCCATGTCCAAGCCTGACACCAACGTGATCAACCTTCGGCCGGACGCCGCGACCATTGCGCCAGATCGTCCCTGCTGGGCGGTGTATGAGCATTGGGTGATCAATGAGAAGGGCCGCAAGCTGCGCCCGGGCGTTTACTGGCATAGCTTCAAGCGCGCCGCCGCTGACCTGGACGACGCCGAGGGCGATACCGGCGGCCGGCCTATCACCGATGAGTGGATCTCCAGCCCCGTCACAGTCGTCGCCCGCACCACCAACAGCGACGATGGCAGCGAAGGCCGGTTGCTGCGCCTGGTCACCGAGGGCGGCATCAAGGAATGGATCATCGCCATGGAGGTGTTCGGCGGCAGCGGCGAGGACGCCCGGCGCGCCTTGTTCGGGATGGGCGTCATTATCGCCCTCAAGAAACGCGGCACGTTCATGGAGTACCTGCTCGACCAGCATCCTGCAGAAGTGTTTGCCACCACCAGCCGGCCAGGCTGGCATGAGTCGGGCGCTTTCGTGCTGCCTGGGCGAACCATCGGCAGCACCAATGTGCGGTACCAGGCCAGCAACAAGGCCCAGATACTTTTCAGCCGGCGCGGCGAGCTGGCGCTGTGGCAATCGGAGGTGGCCGCAAAGTGCGCGGGCAACCCGGTACTGACGCTCGCAATCGGCTGCTCGCTGGCAGGCCCGTTGCTGAGTTTGGTGGGCGTGCTGGGCGGTGGTGTTCATCTGGTGGGCGACAGCTCAAGCGGCAAGTCACTGGCGCAACTGATCGGCTCGTCGGTATGGGGCGACCCGGGCATATTCGCCGCCAGTTGGGACATGACCAAGGGCGGTCTGGAGATCGAGGCGTCGAGCCGCAATGACACCATCCTGCCCTTGGATGAGATCAAGCGCGCCGACCCCAAGCGCGTACAGGAAATGGCGTACTCCCTCGCCAACGGCCAGGGCAAGGGCACCATGACCCGTGAGCGCGAAGGCCGCGCCAAATTGAGCTGGCGCCTGCTGACACTCTCCAGCGGCGAGCGCTCCCTCTCTGAACACGCGGCCATATCCGGCAATGCCGCCCACGCTGGCGCCGAGTTGCGCATGGTCGACGTGAACGCCGGCACCCGCACACACCGGGCCTTCGACGAGTTACACGGACTTGAGGGAGCGGACTTCCACCGGCAGCTCACCGTGTCGGTCGGCTCCCACCATGGACACCTCGGACCGGCCTTTGTCGAGAAGCTGCTCGAAAGCGACGACCGGGCCGGCCTGCTGGAAGACTTCGCCGGGGTACGCGCCAGCTTTGTGGAAGACAACGCTCAGGCCGGCCGGGTGGCTGATCGGTTCGCCGTGATCGCGCTTGCCGGCGAGATGGCCATCGCCTACGGCCTGCTGCCATGGGTGCCGGGTACCGCCCTAGCCGACTGCCGTTTGCTGTATGGCGAATGGCTCAGCCGGGTTGGTAGTGGCAATGCAGAGGATCGGCAGATCCTGGCCGGCATCCTGGACTTTATCGACCGCCACGGCAGCAGCCGCTTTTCAGATGTCGACGATCAAACGCCTGACACTAAGGTGTTCAACCGGGCCGGTTACTGGGAGCTGGTGGGCACCAACCGTCTGTACCTATTCAACAAGCCGGCGCTCATCGAGGCGGCTCACGGCTATGGCCTGTCTCGCATCATCAAAGCCTTGGAGGGCGCTAACGTCCTCGCGCGCCGCGACAACGAGCGCAAAACCAAAAACTACCGACTCCCTGGTGGTGGCCAGGCGCGTCTCTACGTGATCGACCCAGACATCATGGATCGTGAAGGCGGTGGCGTATGAACGTCACTCAAAGACCAGCAATCCAGATTGCCCAAGTTCACAGGAACCTAGAATCACTGGCAACAGTGGCAACACCGGCAACGGCCTTGTGTGGCGTGGCTTACAGCCGTTGCCACCCTATAAAAAAAGTGGCAACAACTGGCAACGCACACCTCATTTTCAACATAAGAGACCCGTACTTTCCCTTCATTTGGTTATCACTGTTGCCGATAAGAAATCGCTGGCAACAGTTTGGCAGCAACACCAACGTCTGGAGGCCACGGTTTACGGGGCTGTTGCCATTGTTGCCGCTGTTGCCGGTGTTTTTGAAATCACAGGAACATTGGATTAACAGCGATGAGGCCGAGGTGACGGTATGAGCCTCCTTTCCGGTCTGCTCGATCACATGCCGCCAGCCATTGCCGGTACCGACTCCACAAATTTGCGGAGACGGCCTGAACCTCGCCCTCTCCTGGTTCTGACCAGCCCCGTCGAGCGCGCAAATCAGTTCAACACCAGCCCGCACGCAAGCGCTGCCACCGCCACACCTGAGTGGCGACAGGCCCGTGACCAATACCTCAACCACATCATGGTTTGCCGGTGCTGCTACGCGCCCACCGGCCGCCATTGCACGGCTGGCGCCCACCTGCGCGCCAGCTACGACACCACGCCTATGGAGGCGCATCAATGACCCCCAGCCTTATAACCCGCTTGTGCAACATCGGCATGAAGCCCGGCATCAGCCCCGCCACTCAGCTCATCACCACCCGGCGAATCTGTCGCGCCATTGCTGACCAGCTCGACGCTATCCGCTCTGAGCGGCGAGCCCTTCGCCGGCAGGCGGAAAAGCTGAAAGCGTTTCTCCCATTCACCCGGCAGTCCATTGCGGAACTGGTGGAACGGGCCAGCGAACACCAAAAGGCCACCCGAAGCGGAGCGTGGGGCGCGCTTGCCGGGTTTGGCCAATCACTGATGTTCGACCGCGAGGGGCTCGCGCAGGCGCTGGGCTTCGACCTGATGTGCGACCTGCTGGGCGTCAACCCAGTACATCGCCAACAAGCCAGCGCAGACGGCGACACCAGCCTTCGCGGAGTGGCCTACCTATCCCAACTGGAGGACAGCGCCGGCCATAAGAGAGGGGATTGGGGAACCGGTGGCCCGCTGTATCGCGCTTGCCATGCCGCCATGATCCGGTTCATCGAGGCATGCCCAGAAGACCAGTTACCCGACCCATTCGCCCCTGGTGCGCCGTTCGGCCCAAAGCTGCCGCCCTCCCTGAGCATCGTCGGCAAATGACCATTTTGCGCGCCACGTTTTGCGAATCGCGAAAACGTGGCGCGATACCGAGCGACACCACCGGGGCGCCAGCCCATGACCAGCGCCAGCAGCGCACAGAGGAACACATGACAGATCAAGACACCAACACCGCGGGCCATGCGCCCACGTATCAGGAGCGATTCACCGACGCATGCAACACGCAAAAATTCAAACCCTACGAACTGATCCAGGGGCCAGACGCGGGCTACTTGGTGTGGGAGGTCCAGCACGTCAGCGACGGAAGGCAAGTGACAATTGATGGCCCCTACTTCACAGAGGAGGAGGCGCGGATCTCGGCCGGCCTGCTACGGGGAACATTCCGCGGGGCCAAGGCCAGCGAGACCATCTACAACCGAGTGTGGAACTACGACCCCCGTCAGGAGCGCCTGACCATCGACCAGGCTCAAATGTCACGCGCAGTTCTTGCCATTCGCCTGGGGCTGCCAGCCCCTTCGATCACCGTATAGGAGGCCCCATGGCCACTAAAGCATTCGATAACGCCCCTATGACCACCATCAAACTCTATGGCCAGCTCCGGCAGTTCGGCAGGTCCTACGACCTTGCAGTGCGGACGCCAGCGGAAGCCTTGAAAGCGCTGTGCGTGCAGATTCCCGGCCTCGAGCGATTCATCTCAAACGCCAGGTCGCGCGGACTTGTGTTCGCCGTTTTCCGAGGAAAGAAAAACATCGGGGAGAGTGAGCTCAACTATCAAGGCCATGGCGACATCATTATCGCCCCCGTGATCGTCGGCAGTAAGCGGGCAGGCATCTTGCAAACGATTATAGGGGCTGTACTGATCGTTTTGAGCCCTTTCACAAATGGTGCAACTCTTGCGCCGGGTATCGCGTTGGCCGCCGGCGGCGTAATTCAAATGTTGATCCCGCAAGCCCAAGGCTTGAAGTCTAGCGCCGCGCCCGAGAATACACCTGGCTATGCTTTTGGTAGTGCAAAAAATACCGTGGCATCGGGCTTGCCCGTACCTCTCTGCATCGGCCATCGCCGCTGGGGTGGCGCGATCATCAGCGCTGCTATTTACGCTGAGGATCGGGTATGACCGCCATCGAGTACACCCCGAAAACAATCATCCTGCTCAGCGGCTCTTTAGCCAAAAAGTACGGAAGGAGGCACATCTATGCACTTTCTGCTCATGGCGACACCAGGGAGGCATTGAGAGCGATCGATGTAAATCACCCTGGATTCTTGAGCGACATTGCCCGAGCGCGCTCCATCGGTCTGGAGTTCGCAATTTTCCGTAACAGGAAGAATGTTGGCGAATCCGAGCTGACACTCGGCGGAGCCAGGGAGATACGGGTCGTCCCCGTGATCACCGGAAGCAAGCGCGCCGGGGTACTTCAGACCATCATCGGAATTGTGTTGATCGTGGCCAGTGCGTTCACCAACGGCGCTACGCTTGCGCCAGGGATCGCTCTTGCTGCTGGTGGTGTTATCCAAATGCTCAGCCCTCAGGCCGGCGGCCTCAAGACCAGCGCCGCACCAGAGAACACCCCCGGATACGCCTTCGGCAGCGCCAAGAACACCACGGCCAGTGGCAACCCGGTGCCGCTCTGTTACGGCAAACGGCGGGTGGGCGGAGCAATCATCAGTGCTGCCATTTACGCCGAAGACCAGATGTAGGAATGCTCGTGTAAAGTGATCCATCAACCCCGGAGGAAGAAATATGCACAGGATTTTGCTCGCCAGCGTCACCTTCGCACTACTGGCTGGATGTTCAAGCACACCAGTAGCGCCTGGCTCTGCAAAGCGGGTACCTGCCGACCGGGTCTACGCCTATCAGTCAGACGTTCCTGGTGGTGCGACACTGGCAGTTAGTCGAGACAACGGTTTTTGGGCGTCTGGCGGCTGCTTGGCCACCGTGCTCATCGACGGAAAAAAGGTCGCCCGCATCGACACCGGCGAAATTGTGAAATTCAAGGTCAAGCCAGGTCGCCATATCGTTGGCATTGCCGGCGATGACGAAGGCAACGGCCTCTGTGCAATGCAGATCGGTCAGCCCGTGAAGGAAACGGCAGCTGAGGTCAGCTCAGGAGAAACCCAAAAGTTCAGGATTTCGGGTACTCAAAATGGAACGGACATACGCCCGAGCTCCATTTAACTGACTGATCGAGACAGACGATATGGTCTCACTCAGACCAAATCGTCTGTCTCATGGCGACACCCTAAAACCAAAAATTCACGGACGGAAAAATATGAGAAAAATGACGCTTGGATTAATTTCAGCCCTGCTGGTTTGCCAATACGCATCAGCGCTTACACGCGAGATTACTCTTAAAGGCCTGAACCCGGCACTGCCGAGGATAACGGTCAGCACGACCGGATCTGAAACCACGTGGGGGATGTATAAAAGCGACGAGGCTGACGACGTCCTAATGCGCTCGCTCAAGAGAGCTGACGCGGAAAAACTGCTCGATGTAGTGAAAAAAGCAAGGTCCGCAAATCAAGAAATTATCGCAATAGGCAAGTGTCCAGGTTCTGTCGTTAAAAGCGGAGAGCTGGGCAGACTCGACAGCACAAATGATTCATCGATCTCTTTTGAGCTCATCTGCAAAAACAACAAAATCAGACTTCACTACACAATGACCGATGAGTTCGTAGTGAATTTAGTACTTAACAGCGTAGAAATTTCTGACCTTGAGCTGATGGCCAACAAGATTCTGGGGCAGTACAAGTAACCACTCTGGTAACCACCAAAAGTAATCGCCCCGCCTGGTTACCATCCGTCATAGGGATCTCCGTCAAGGAGTGGCCCGGCTCCAACATAAGCCCATTTTAAATTGAGGTGATGCCCATGAAGGAACCTAGCACGCTAACCAGGAACATCACTGAATGGCTAAAGAAGACCGGCTTCCCGTTGGAAATGGAAGCGGCGGCGGCATTTCGCGAGGCAGGGTTCGACGTTAGACAATCTGCCACCTTTGCCGACCCCCAAGCCGATAAAGGGCGAGAAATAGATGTGCTTGCGCAAGATCCGGACTGGATTGGGATATTGGACATTTCCTTTGTCGTTGAGTGCAAGTCAACCCAAAATCCCTGGGTAGTATTCATGTCCGATGACGTACTCAAAACCTCAAATAGACTAGATGCTTTTGGCGTCAAATCTGGTGCTGCTCGTGCCGTAGTGAAAAAACGTATATCGATGGGAATACGGCGCGAACTTCCTCTCCTTGCTAAATATATAGAACGCCCTAATCGTGGGGGTTATGGTTTCCGCCAGGCCATGGGAGGTAAGAACGATGAGGCTTTCGGCGCAGCAATATCGGTATTAAAAGCTTGCCACGGAGTGTCCCAAGATGAAGGAGAGGGAAAGCTGCCGCGTTTGGCATTCGCCTTTCCGATCATCGTCGTAGATTCACCACTATTCGAATGCGAGAGGAGTAGCGAGGGTGACCTAGTGCTAACCGAGGTTCAGAAAAGCGAATTTCTATTCTCGGCACACATACCCAGCCAGGTTGGATGTTGCGTTAGAGTGGTGAGACGAGAGTATCTGACCGAGATTGCACGAGAATCAAAAGAACTGGCAGACGCACTAAGGAACAACTTGGCAAGAGATGAAAGCAAAATCCTAGCTGATGCTTTGTGACATGAAATATTACGTTTAGCGGAGGAGCCCAAATGGGCCTCGCCCGCGTTGGATATAGCTGGCTTGCTAGGTCGCCCAACACCCGCCAACTTTGGAAATTGTTAACAGAATGACGGGCTGGCCAACCTCTCACAGGACTAACTTTTGCCAACAGGTCGCGAGCGTTTCCAGCGGCTCCAGGCTGATCCGATGTCAACATTTGTCAACATCGAGCCAGGCTTTCGCACTCGATCCGATGTCAGGTTTTGTCAGGTTCTGGTGCGTGCTCGATGACAGGCTTTGACAGGTTCTCGACCTGAAAAAAGGTTAAGTTTTGTTAAGTCGCTGGCGCTGACCAAAGGGCAGAAATCGGCCAAAAGTGGACGCTCTGAAGTAGACCGCCCGGCATCCTCTCTGGCTTCAAGGCGAACTTTACAACCGCCTTCATGCTTACCATGATGGCCTCTCGATTCTGCACGCGTTGTGACTTTCTGCGCGACAAGCCACCCTATTCACCAGCAGCGCCACGAACAACGGAAAAGAGGATTAGGCCATGTCATTGTTTGGACGCTTTTTAAAGGGTAAGACCAAATCGGGAGCCACGGCAGAGCAGCCACCGCAAGCGACTAAGTCCGGCATCCCGGTCGTGAAGGGAGACTTCTCTCGGGTTACAGAGGCAGTAAAGGCTGATTTATGGCAAGCCGTCATCCAGACCGAAGTTATCCCAGCGGAATCCGCAGAATTTGTCTATGAAGTTGCCTTGCGCACCGCAGTGACCGGCAACCTTTATGAAATGGCCGAGGCGTTGAAAAGTTTAGAGATATCGCCGCAGCTGGCGACAGAGCTTTGTAGATGGTTGCCGACCAGAGCCAAGTCACTGATAACTCGCGACGAGAGAATTAAGCTTGGGCTCACAGAAGCCATCTGGGTTTATTCAGGGGCTCCATGCTTGGCAAACCCGAGTGACGAAACGTCCAAAAGCCGAGATGAAGCACACCGCCTTGCTAACGGGCAGAAATTCAATGTAGCTGAAGGGCTCACCCTGAACGGAAAGATCACCTGGCCAGGCTATGAACAGGACTGCAAATGCTCATCGAGGTCTGTGCTTCCGTTCTGAATACTATTGGCCGAAAGCCCCCTGTCATGGATGGCTTCTTTGGGTCGAAACCTTCCAGTACCCAACAAGGTATTCACGGTTTGGCGTTAGTCCGCAGCGAATACCTCGGCGGTGACCAGGTGCGGTGACCAACATCAGTGACCACTTGGTGCTGGTCACTGCCACAAGACGCCCAAGTTGCGAAACAACCCCATGTAAGGCTGGTGCCCAGTTTCGCGCTGGCGCGTGTTACGCAGTGCTTCGCGCACACCCATCGCGCACCGGGTGCAAACGCAAGGCCGTGCTCATTTTTCGCTTCACCTGAAAAGATTGATGACGAACAAAATCAGTATGACCACGAGAAGAGCTTTGATATGGCGAAGTGAACGAACGATCTCCGGTGCTGTGTTTTGCGGTCCACTCAGCAAGTAGCTACAGAGATCCTCATAGCGCCGCTTTTGACCTGCCTCCAACTCTTCCACTTGGTCGACCAGACGCTCAGTCGCGAGCGCCATGCTTTTCACCCCCTCTTCTATCGAATAGAGAGCCTGCGCGTGCATAAGCGGGTCGCGGAGATTGCTCTCACGCAACCTTGTCAGGGTGTCCTGATTGCTTTCCATAGGTTTGACGTCCGCATTCTGGCTTGAGCTCAAGATCCTAGCTTATTGTCCATCGTTGTAGCGCAGACGCCTTCGTGGTGACCTGTAAGAACAAGGTTAAAAATTCAGCGCCAGCAGGTCCGCCGGTTTACTGCGCAGCAATTGCGCAAATTGCGCACTGAGGTTCGCACCCTTTTACGCGAGACTGGTGCGAACCAGCCCGCCAGCCTGTTATCAAAAGTCATGGTTGCCAGGCGCTGGTTTCCACTGTGGTTTCCAGGGTTTGGCAGTGGTTTCCACTGCGAACCAGACTAACTTATAAAAAACCAACTCATCTCTTCCTCAAAAATCGACAACCTACAACTATCCGGACCAATGAGCCCAGTTAAGTGAGCGTCCCTAGCGCGGGTGCTACTGCCTCGGAGCGCATGCTTAGTATAATTTCGCCTAGCGCCGCACTTATCTAGATGTAACACTCCACTAACAATTTGAACTGCGTTACGCCGCTGTTTGATCGCTGATAACCGCAGTCACTAAACAAAGTGGAAAATTTTAGGACAATCCCTAAGGAGGGGTGATGGACCAGCAGCTCGATGTGGGTCTTCAGCGTGAAGCCGCGGAAGCAGAACAAAAATACACTCCGACGCAGATTGGAAAAGCCATTCATGAGTGGGCTCGCACCCATGGAGCGTTGGTAGCCAGCGAACCTGTTGAGTCAGATATGAAGCTCCCCCTAAGTGAGATTTATGGGGTTGATGATGAAACGGCGGAGAGGATCGCTAATACATTGCGTAGGATCAAGGTCGTATGCGTAGCTGCGGACAGTGCCGCAAGCTCCATCTCCGTAATGTGCAAAGGCGCTATTTCTTCAGCCGCAGAAAAAAGACTCCCGAAAAACACACGCGGCATTACGATTCACTACACAGGGAAAACGCTCATCGAGCCTAACCCACCAGCGGCCCCAAGCTCTGCGGTATCGGGTGCCCCGATCTGGTTTTCACACAACAACAGAATTTCATGCGGATCATCAGTGATCTGCAGTCATACTCCAGGCGCTGGGACGCTCGGCTTTCTTGCGACGATGGCAGATGGCCGGATTGTAGGTTTCTCCAATAACCACGTTACTGGCGATTCAAACCATACGCCCGCAGGGATGCATATCCTCAGTCCCGCCCCGATCGATGCATCGCCTGCAAGTCCACCGCCCCTGGCAATTGGTAAGCATCTGAGCCTAGCCCAGCTTAACAGTGGTGATCCACAGCAGATCGCATTGCAAGAGATTGACGGCGCGATCTTCGAGATCACCGAGCCGGATAAGGTGAGCTCGATGCAAGGGAACGGCGCATACGATACGCCATCAGTAATCGCGCCAATGAGAGCAGGGATGGTCGTAAAAAAAGTGGGGCGAACTACAGGGCTAAGGCTCGGTACCGTACTGGGAGAGACGGTGATACCGCTGTCAATCCCCTACAAATCATCGCGATTCCAGTCTATGGTGTACTTCACCGGCGTATGGATTGTAGAGGGAGCCAACGGCAATACCTTTTCTGAGGGCGGCGATAGTGGCTCTCTGGTGGTTACTGCCGACGGCACCGCCGCAGTAGGCGTAGTTTTTGCTGGTGGGAACAATGTCTCCTTTGTGCTGCCTATAGCCAAGGTATTGAACTTCTTCAGCTTGAGTCTTCTATCGAGCCATAATGTGGAGCCCGGAAATGGACAACCACCAATCAGTGCTAGCATTGCTCCGGCGCCTTGATTTGACGACGAATTCTGCGAACGTTGTGATCAATGACTCGACATCGCCATCAGTCTTCACGGTGGTGGTATTTAGTCCTGAGAGAAAGATCAACCCGCCTCAGCAGTGGTATGGCCATCCGGTTAGAATAATTTTTGCCGGAGGGCAACCAGTTTTATAGCTCGAGTCTTAAGGGGCTCCAGTAAATGAAAGTCTAGAGCCCGCCAACCAGGCGGGCTTTTTTATTCCTAATTAAGACGCCGGCGAGTCAAGTGTGATGGGGTATGTCTTCATGCTGACTTCACCTACTTTGACCACCCTTTGACGGAATTTGAGACCGGCATGGGACGAAACCCAAGCCGGGTGGGCGTCTGAGTCTTATCGCGTGGCCAGCCCGTCAAACAAGCGCACCGTTTCCGCCGATACCCCTGACAGACCCCAGACGGATACGGCGCTATTGGCCTGCCTACTTTTACCCGGCCTTTACCGAATCGCCAGCGAATGTGAGACAGGCATGAGACGGATTCGGCAAGCGTGGCCGCCTGAGAACGCGCACCGCCCAATGCGGGCGGAGGCCGCGCGTTAGATGCGGGGAAATCCCGTATCACATCGCCAGGCCAATTTGCCGCCGGCAGACGCAAACCACGTAAAGGTGATTCCAGGTCTTCGCGGCACCGGTGCTACGCTCTCTCGAAACACGGAGAACCACCATGACGGACACCAAATTGATCGCCAGCCTGCTCGACCGCCTCAATCAAAACCAACTCGCCCTGGGCGCCGCAGTGGAGGAGCTTTCCAACTGGGTCGAGCAGCGAGGATCGGCAGACATTGCCAATAACGTGCGCGGCGCACTGGAAACGCTCGACGAGAACCTGGTGTTCATTCGCCAAGGCATTGCTGAGCTGACCGTCGCCGGCAGCCTGGGACAGCCGTGAGGAGGCAAATAATTCTGGACAGATCTGGACGGATCGCTGCGCGGCACGCAACCTGATTTAAGCCGGGAGCCCCAGCGATCAAGGGTTCCGACAGATCGGGGTAACAGGCCAGATACCCACCACGTCCAGAATTTTTGGCATACCCGTGGCGGGTGGCTCCGAGAGCCCAATCCTTGACCAGCCTTGACGAAATTCTTGACAGGTCTTGACGGATTTACTTGGCGCCACCAGCAGCTGGATCGCTGAAAGCCACGCAGAGCAACGCTTTGCGCGCACTCGCGCAGCTTGGCCAGCGCCGCCCTCGTCAAGAATTCTAGAGGTGCCCGTCAAGGTAAATACCCGATCAATATCAAGGCCCGTTGACGGGATGGGGTGGTGATATACCGGACCATTTAAATCCTTAGCTCGCCAGGCAATACTAGACAGGCACCAGACGGTTTTATCGCAGGCAAGATACTCAAGTGGTCAGTAGGCCAGGCGGTGTGAGGCTTCCAGCGTGAACAGCCGCGAGTTAGTAATCATGCCCGTCAAAAAATTACCGGGGCTAACATCGATCAGGCACAGAAAGCGGCTGCTTCGATTTAACCTTCATTTATATCGGGAGGGTTACCTTAACCAACCACGTTCGGACACCCGGTGACCGGACCGCGCGAGTAGCACGCAAGAATAGCGAAAATTTGGCTTCATTAACGTTGACTGCCCCGCCAAACGTAGCGGAAGCTTGGCTCCTTGAAAAAATAATACCTGCACAAGCGGCAAAAGGTGCCTAAGCCGCTTTAAAAAATCAACTTTCACGTATAAGGATATTGGGGAATTTATGTCTTTTTTAGGTGTTGATAAAAAAGTCTTCGACGCATTTCGAACAGAAGTTGAAAAAGATTTCGAAATCCTACGATTAGAAATAATAACAAAGGCAACTGACTCGGAACAAGTCGCTAGTACTGCCGCAAAAAATGCAAAGTCGATCGAAGAAAAAATCAACGCAACAAAATCAAATATCGACATAGCACTGACAGAACTCACAGCTCTCAATGCTGACGCCAAAGCAGAACTCATTGAAATAAGAGCAACCAAAGAGGCCGCAGAGCAAGATCAAGCGCTGACACAGTCTATCGTAATCAGCAACCAAGCAGTATACGCAGAGCTTCTAACTATAAAGGAGACAGCTGAATCACAAGCCAACGAGATCACGTCAAGCTATGCAATAATAAAGTCAGCGCTGTCGGAGAGCGCACTTCTTCCGGAACAGGTTGAACTTGTAAGCAAACTTGTAGAAACCTCCAAAAAAACAAGCGAAAACATCGAAAGCCTTTTAACTCACTCAATTAAACGAAAGTCAGAAATAGATGATTTGCACTCAGTAATTTTTGGTGAGGAAATAAAAGCTACTGACGGCACGGTAGCGCGGGTAGATGGGCTAATAGATGAGCTGAAGGTCGCCTATGATGGTGTGGCAAATCAGACAGTTGAACTACACGAAACAATCCAAAACCTAACATCCACCATTACTGAAAAACATGAAAAGCAATTAAAAGCCGACAATGAAAACTTTGAAACATTGGTTTCAGATTCAAAGGATAGAATTCTAGAGATAGATAAGCAACTCACCGGACTGCTACCTGGAGCAATGGCTGAAGGCTTAAGCGCCGCATATGAAAAAAAGAAAGAGGACGAAATAGTTTCTCAAGAAAAATATGAATCCAGCTTCGCCACTGCAATTGCGTTAATGGTTGCAGTTTCACTAATCCCTTTCTTTGTTGACATATATCTTCTTGGGTGGAAAGGTTCGGACCTAGTACAGGTGATCAAGGACACGCCAAGCCTTATCATCTCCATCTTGCCGCTATATTTCCCCGTACTGTGGTTCGCATACTCATCAAATAAAAAACTAAATCTATCTAAACGACTAATTGAAGAGTACACACACAAAGCCGTTCTTGGAAAAACCTTCTCCGGCCTATCCAACCAGATTGAATCTCTACCTCGTGAAAGCTTGGTTCGAGATGAGCTTAGAACTAGACTTCTCTTTAACCTTCTTCAAGTCAGCTCTGAAAATCCTGGGAAGCTCATCACCGACTACAATAAATCAGATCACCCCCTTATGGATGCCTTAGAGAATAGCGCAAAGCTTTCTGACTCGATGGACGCCCTATCTAAAATTCCAGGTTTCTCGGCTATATCGAAGAAGCTTTCTGAAACGTCAGAAAGAATTCTCAAGGCGGAAACTCAAAAAGTCGAAAATGGACTTGCTGTACAAGCTGCAATAGAAACGCCACCTACAAAAACAAGCTCATAA